GGTCGCGATGATCTCCCCATGCGCCCGAGCTGACGTTGTGGATCATGATCTGGGCTGTAGGGGAAATAAGCACTCTATCACCAGCCATTGCCGCTACCGAAGCAGCACTAGCTGCCACGCCGACAATCTTGACAGTAACTTCTCCCTGATACTCTTTGAGCGCTGTGTATATCTCCGATCCGGCATACACATCTCCACCCGGGGAGTTGATCGCGATCTCCAAAGGTTCCCCACTAGCTCCAGCAATCTCATCTGCTACACTTCGCGGGCTGGTATGTTCCATTTCAAACCAATCGTAAATCCATGCGTCGTCATTGGACACGATGACGCCCTTTATCTCGATCTTCGGCACTTGTCTCACCTCCTCCGTTTGCAGTAGCTTGTGCGGCTGCTGCAACACTGATCATGTTTCCATTCACAAGGATTGCATCTGCGCCCTCGTCTTGTCGTGGATTCATATCCTCAATCTCAAGCCAATCGTTGGTGGAAATTACGCCGTTCTGGCGCATCACAGCAAGTCCCTCCTGCCTGCTCTTGTAGTCACCACGGAGCAGGCCAGCAACGTTAAATTTGACATAAAGTCCACGTCGTCGCTCCTCTGGGGTCAGCAGTCGCCAGGATATCGCTTTTTCCCAGGCCACGATGTACGGCATGAGAGTGTACGTGACAAAATCAATTGATTGATGCTCAATATTCGAGAACGTACTGCGTGACAAGTCAGCGATCATGTGCGGGGGCACGCGGAACAGCCCTGCAATCTCCGTCCGGGTAAACTGCCGCCCTTCGATAAACTGTGCGTCTTTCAAAGGCATCGGGATCCGGTTGAACTTTAGGCCCTCTTCCAAAATCAGCGGCTTCCAACTATTTGCGAGCCCGCTGCCGCGCTCGATCAGATCGTCTTGCAAACGACTGAATGCTTTATCCGATAAAGCCGCATCGGTCTGAAAGACAGACCCGATGTTCATTCCCTGGCCGAAAAAGCGAGCATTGAATTGCTCAGCTGCCATCCCGGTACCGATCGCCTCTGCTGCCATTCTGACAGGGCTGTATCCCATAACACCGTCGAAGCCCATGCCGGGGACATGGAACACTTCGGAAGCAGGAAACCGTTCAGACTTCCCTCTGTCGTTGATCTGGTAATAGATACGATAATCTGACAAGTCCCGTTGTGGCACGCAGTCTGTCCAAGGCACTGGATAAAGGTCGATAACCTCACCGCGCCCATTACGAGTGATCACGGAATAACAATTACCAGACAACGCCTGGCTTGCGATCTGCTGCTCTCGCCAAGTGACAGTTGTCATGTCAGTGTTCGGTGCAGTGTAGAGCAGATCATATAGCGGATGATCTCGTACCTTATCGGAACCCCGACCATTTGGACGCTCCTGGTGAAGCGTAATCGGTAGAGAGGCGATTGCCTCGGCAAGCACCCGAACACAAGAATAAACCGTGATGAAGCGAATTGCAGATGATTCGTTGACATCCACACCTGCATGCGATGTACCGCCTCTATAGCGATTTCTTGCGTCACGGTCGAAGTCTTCCATGCCGTATTCCCCGGTTAGGGCCTTATACGCATTCTTGATCCGTGTCTTAAACTTCAATCTCTCACCTCCCTACAGCCGACGCAGACCGCGAGTCTCGTAAACCGATCTATTATCTTCGGCAACCATCGCACGGACCATTGCATTGATTAGAGCTGCTGCCAAGTCGATCCGTTGGCTGTCGTCCTTGTGCTTCTTACTTAATTTGATATTTCCGTTATTGTCTGTCACTTCAACAGCATTGGAAAGGCACCATGTTAAAAGCGGATTTCCATCATGGACAATACGCCCCTGCAAAATAAGCTCGCGGAAAAATTTCGTTGGCTCCGAAAGCGTTTGGACACCTTGCCGGATCTCGACGACTTTTTTGCCGGCCGCTTCACGCTCCTGCATGAAATGCGTAGCGTTATATGGGTCGTAACATTCTTCCAGTACCTGGACGCGATTATCAAATTCGAAATCATCAAGATGTGTCGCAAGAAATTTGTAATCCGTAACTGCCCCAGGTGTGATTGTGCACCAGCCCTCAGACGCCCAATGCCGATAAGGCACGCGATCCGAGTGTTCGTGCTTTGTTGCCGACTCTTCTGGCATAAATCCATGAGCTGTGACTGCATATCGTCCGTCTTCTAACGGGAAAACATGTGCATCTGCCGTCAAATCGATACGCTTGGACAGGTCGCCGCCAGCGTAGCCATTTCGACCACGGATAAGCTCCAAAAACTCCTTACGCGGAACGGCCAATGCCTTCCATTTGTCCATAATGCCGCTCATGTATTTGTCCTCGCTGTCCGCTTGCCAGAGATTTACACGTTTAGTCAGCCATTCACGTATCTTGGCCGGGTCTCCGGAATTGAATGCCTCGTCATGCTCTGTCTGAATCTGCCTCAGCAGCTCCTCGGCGTATTCGTTTTCCTCCTGCAAGATTGGGTTCGCCTTTGGCCATTTGCTCTTATCATGAGGGTCATCTCCCTTATCCAGCGTCCGAATCATAGCAAAATAAGATTCGATCATCGGGATTTCGCCGCGCAACATCTTCTCCAGCATATCCCGCTCTTTCTTACACGGGTTGTTCTCGGCGTTTTTACCGGCAGTCGTGATGATTAACATAAGTGATTGGAGTCGTTTACCGAATCCGGAATAAAGAACGTCAACGATCTCACTGGTTGGGTGAATATGATATTCGTCAATGATGATGATGCATGGAGCACCGGAATCCTTGTTTTTTGTATCCTTTGACAGCGGTCGTAGCCAGCCTCCTCGCGTTGCATGCTCAATGTAAGTCCGCTTGATCCGCAAACGCTTCAAAATGTCCGGGCTTCCTTCCCCCATCTTCTGTGCATCGCCCCAAACACGCTTGGCTTGTTGTTTATCGACGGCAGCACATTCAACCTCAGGCATATCCTCGTACCGTTTCTGGGACTGGTCGCCTGGCGGGTAAACGCAATCGCCGCACATACCATACAAAGCGATACCCGACATTTCTGTCGACTTCACATTCCCGCGAGCCCGTTCATTGTACGAACGACTAAATCTCCGCTTTCCTGAGTCCTTATGGACCCAACCGAAAACACAACCAAGATCAAACTTCTGGAACGGGACAAGTTCAATCGGCTGACCAGAGAAAGGGCCGCGAACATGCCGACAGCAGCGTTCGAACCAGTCAAAAATTCGATCAGCACGGCTCTCATCAAATACAAAAGGGAACTCTTCAGTTCCCTGTCGCTGGAGGTCTTTTAGGTGTCTTTCACAAGCAAGCCACTCTAGTTCGTTCGACTGTCGAAGACCAGCCACAATCTCTACCGCGTAACGATGCGTCGGGTGCAACTGATCCAAATCGGGGACATTAGTCAAAGAGGTCCGCATTGGGATCATCCTTTTCCTCTGTCGCTATGCTTCGGGCGAGACGCGCACGCGAATTTGCATTCAACCCGAGCTTATCCGCGTACTGCATCATGATTCGTGCATAGCTCAATTGTGTTTTTACCCAAGGGGCTTCGACCAGAGAACCAGCAGCATTATAAACCGTGTACCCCTTTTCCCGGATCATATCCGATAGCTCCTTGTGCCGAGCTACCGCATCGCAGTAAGTGGCGAGTACATCTTCATCAACCTTGTCCAAGATGTCGAAGCCCTTCATGTCGCGAATGGTCTTCTTCCAAACGGCCTGTGCCTCGGTGTCCAACCAGGGCGGCATCTTCAAATTAACTTTTTTCTTGCGAGTAACCTTGGCGGCAGCGCGCTCCCGGGACTCAACTTCTTTTTTCGTCCAATGCTTCCCGCCGCCTTTCTTGCCGATCTGCATTTTTGAAAAGTCGATCACTTGGTTCAACGCTGCTCACCTCCATTTTCTGAATTTTTTTGGGGACATTTTCTCACAAACGAGGGCGCGACGGTCTTACGGAAGGGCCCTCCCAGAGATTGAACCTACCCCTACCCCTTGTACCAATTCGGTTTCCCGCGTTCATTCGCTGTACGTGCAAGCACTTCTTTCCTCTCCAAACATTTGCGGCAGAAGAAGATATCCTTTTGTTCGTAATAATTCAATCCTGGTCCGTCTATCCTGCTGTACTCAGGGTATAGGTAGTCGTAGTCATGCTCACAAGCTACCTGTTCATCCTGACGTTGTGTTTTGTTCATCGTCCAAAACCTCCGTCCTCTCGTGCGGTCTTGCGATCATGGCATCGTTTGTTCATCGGCTGATGGTTTTTCGGATCCCAGAACAGCCGCTTGTCCCCTTTATGCGGTACGATGTGATCTGTCACCTCTGCAGGTAGTGGAACAGGTAGCTTCTTGCATTCGTCACAGGCACACAGCGGATTACGTCTGAGAAAGGCTCTGCTGTATCGCTGCCATTTGCTATCGTATCCCCGTTGATACGCTGATCCTCTCGCACGTTCATACGCCTGTGATTCACTCTTCGCATGCTGCTCACAATAGCGGCCCGTCACCAGCTCGCGACAACCAGGTCTGCTACACGGCTTCAACGGCTTACTCGGCATAGGCATCACCTAGTACAATCCGATCCTTGTGCCGCTTCGCCCACCGGATGGCAGCTGGCAGATCAATATGGTTCCTGCCATAGCAGGTGTGCAGTGTGATCTTGGATCCTGTGACGCTATACTTCCACCAAACACCATCAAGCTGAAGATAGCCATGCTGTCGATAATGTCCAGGAAGCAACTGCGTCCTGATCAAGTCCGTTAATTCCTCATACGTAACAAATTTCACTCGTTTGCAATATCGTTCATATGCATGCCGTTCTATGCTGAATTCCAACTCATCAAGTCTCATAGCTCCTCTCTCCTTCGCAAAATAGAAAGAGCCCAACCTATGGCTGGACTCTCTAAATCTGATGCGCATTTGAAATCTATTCACGCTATCATCGTAACACGTTTTTTTCAATAGCGTGGTGTACTCTTGGTGCACTCTTTGTCCTGCTGCTAATTCTCTTGATCCAGTCATAGGAGTAACCCAGATCCGCTGCAATCTCAGCTAACGTCTTCCCTTCCACATCCCGCATGTAACGCACTTTGTATTCCAGCCCATCAAATTCATTCAGTCTCTCCTCGATGGCCTTTCTCGTTTTCTCTTTCTCTTCGAGGATCGTGCTGTACGTCTCAACCTGGTCACATATCCTTTTCATACGCTCCAGGCAAATATCCAGAGGAGTCGACAATTTCCTTGAGGAG